ACTGTTTCAGTTCCATTGGAAGATCTAATGATTACTTCAATTTCATTTTGATCAGCTACTTTAAAAGTATAAGTAAAGGCTGTTGTAGAGCCATCTCCATTATAACTATTTTTGATTGTAGTAGTCGATATAGTCAATTTAATTTACCTCTTGATTACCTTGTTGTTTTTTCCATTTCTTAGTTGCAAGTTTTTCTGCTCTAGCTTCTATGTCTTGCCAGTATGGATTTAATTCTGGATCTTTGAATTGTTCTTTAACTTCTGTTTTTGCTGCTGTTACTTCATCCTTAAATAGTTGCAGCTTGTAAGTTTGATCTTGTTCATTTTTATAATCGTCTGAATTAATCAGATCAGTTAATCTTGATTTAATTAATTTACCTGTTTCTCTTTGAAGAATTGCGTATTCATTTTCTTTCAATGGAATATTTACTGAAATTCCATAATCTAAATCTCCATACTCAATACTATAAACAGTTACTGGTAATTTTTTTCTAACTGGTATTGGTTTGTAACCAATTTCTCTAGCTTCTTTATTTACATCATCCTCACTAATAGATGATATAATTGAAAACTTAGGAACAACATCTCCTAACCAATCTCTATCCAATGGCAGATCATTTTCAAATCCAGGTATATTTTTCTGGACCATTGATTTAAATTCAATGTTTAATTTTCTAAAATCATCTGCGTTTGTAATTCCATATTTTTCAAATTCATTTGTTTTCTTTTGACCAAGATCTTCAAATTGAGACAAGATCATTTGAAATGGAACTAAGTTCGATAATAATTTTTTACCTTCATATTGTAGAGGCTCAAGTTTATTATCAGACATCTTCATGTTTTGATAAAGATCTGCTAATCTTGCAGCTCCATTCATAAATGAAGAACTTAAAAAGTTTTCTCCAAATGCAATTGCATAAGCATTTAAGAAATAGATAAAATCTTTATGTATGTTTTTCCATCCAGAAAAATCTTCTTGGATGTTAGCAATTATATGTCCAACATCAGCAGCCATTGCAGCCATAAAAACTGCTGGCTCAAAACCATTTAAACTTATTTGTAACTGCGAACCTTTTAGACCAGTTAATTCTTGTATCTCATCACTTAATATATTTTGAAATCTAAAAGATTTAGGCTGTAAGTTTGCAGCTTTTCTTAATTGATAATTATCTCTTCCAGCTAAATCAAAATCAGATCCAGAGAAAATTCCAAAATATCCAAGTGTTCCAAAAGAACTTAGGAAAGCCCAACCCATAGCAGCTTTAGCTTTTGCAATTTCAGCTTCAGCTCCACCAGCATTTAATGACTTTCTATAACTTCTTAAAACTCTATTTGCTCCAGGCATTCTTTCAAGAGCACTTCCAGTTATGTTTGTTGGTGTTCTTAAAAATGTAAAATATTGACTAGAGAAAATACTTAATGGATTAAATCCTTTACTAGCTTTTATATCTTGTATGGCTGATGCCATGTCTCCAAGTAAATCATCTCTTTGACTTAATGGAGTTTGAAACGATCTTCTTAATGCTGTTTGATAACCTGTCTTAGTAAAACTTTCTGGTGGATTAGTTACTAATGCAGCTAAGTAATCAGCAGCTTTGTTTTTAGGTAAAGTACCAAGCTTAACTTGTTTTAAAGTTTCTCTGTAAGCTAAAGAATAAATTTCACTTTGATATGCAGAATTTTTAAAAAAGTTATCGGCATTTTGTAAAAACTTATATGGAATACGATCAACAGTAAAAACTCTTCCCATAATATCGAAAGTCGTTCCATACCAAGATTTACTATCCAGACCAAAAGCTTCTGAAGAAAAAGCATTAACTGGACTTTCAAATTTAGTACCAGCTATTTTATTTTCAACTCCAGGAAAGTTTTTATAAGTCTTTAATGGATTAGATTGAAAAGCTTTTAAACTTTTTAACTTTTGAGAATATGCTCTCCACATATTCATCATCGTTACATGTTCGCCAAATGCTAAAGCAACATCTTCAAATTCAGCAACACTATCTATAGTTTTTCCACCATAAACTCTTGCAGCATATTTTCTTTCGTATCTCTCTAAAGTTTTAAAGATAAAGTTACCACCGATGTTTTTAACATGAGTTAAAGTTCCAGATAAAATATTGTTTAGAAATATCTCAACTAAAGCATCTGATGTTTTTGCTGCTACAGATTTTTCTGTAAATGCAATTTTTTTACTTAAACCTGGTGTTTCTAAATATAGTTCAGCAATAGCTTCAATCTGTTTTTTACCACCTAAATTCATCAAGATATTATTTCTATTTAATCTATCTAAATTTAAGTTTTGAATTGGTCCTTCTTGAACAGGCTCTTTTAAAATATTTAGAGCTCTAGCTATTTCTGTTTGAGCACCTTTATAAACTTTTGTTAGTTCAGCAGTTAGAGCATGCTGTTGAGCAAACTCTAAAGCAACCTTTGAATTATCTCCACCTTCAGTACCTAATTGTTTGGCAAGTTGAGTTAATTTTTTATGTTGCGAAATTAATAAGTTTTTAGCTGCTTTTATTTCAGCAGCATTTAATGGCGATCCAGGTCTAATCTTTAATAGATTACCAGCTAATGTATCAGCATTCTCTCCTAATAACTCAGCTAGTTCGTTTGTTTCTTGCCAAGTTTGAACACCTCTTTTTTGCTTATTAACTTGTTTTGAAATCTGAGCACCTAAAGCCTCAATAGAAGCTTTAATATCATCTGAAGCATTAATCTTTTTAAAATTTAAAAAGTTATCTTCGTTGCCTGATAAATCGGCATTATTTAAAATTTTTTGTTCTTCAGTTAAAAACTCATCAATCTTTTTTTGAGATGATGGTTTTGGTGGTTTAACAATTTTAGTCTTAACATTTGTTGGTGTTAAGATTGGACTTACTTGGTCTGATTTTACACCAAGAAAAGTTGCATTATCTAAAGGCGATGCAAGAGTTTCTGGATCTTGAGCTTTTATCTCTCCAGCATTTATTTTATCAATCTTTATTTGTGCATCTTGTAATAATGTCTCTGCTTCTTGTTTATTAAACTTTGATCCAGCTGGAAATTTTTTTGGTTTAGGTGCACCTTTCCCAAGTGAATTGAGTATAATTTTTAACATGTTTTTGAAATTCCTAAATTTGTAAAAACAAATATTTGAAGATATTTATTTATTACTATTAATTTGTGTTTTGTGAAATAATATTGTTTTCTATACTATCTTGTACTGCCTTAGCTCCCCAAGTTGATAATCCTACAGTACCAAAGATCTCAAATAGAGGTTGAGAAGAAGTCTGTACTGATTTCTTCATCTCTGGAGTTAATTCTAAAACTGTAACTGGAATATCTTTCATTCTATCTGGTTGAAATTCACTATCGACATTTAGATCATCAACTCTAAAATTATCATCATAAACTTTAGCATTCCATTTCTTTGCATACTTCTTCAAGTAACTTGGAATAGTTTTATCATAAAGAGCAAATTTACCTTTTCCAGATCCAACTATTTCTGCTTTGTCTAATTTTCTAAATACATCGCCTCCACCATCTGCTGATCGCTGTATCATTTCTTGTACTATTGGATAGACTTTATCGCTTACTTCTTTTTTTAAAACTTCTCCCATTTCTTCAAAAAAACCTTCATCTCCAGGAAAACCAACAATTGTTTTTTCTTTAAAAGCATCTCCATTTTTATCAGCTAATTTCACTACAAATCCTGGCTCTATAGACATATCTCCTCTTAAAAAATCATCATTAGTTTCAAAAGGAATAACCTCAATTGCTTCTAACTTGTTAATCTGTTGACCATATCTATTAGCAGCAAGTTCTCCTTTAGGTATTGCAATAGCATCAAAGCCATTGTCAGCTGCGTATCTAGTTAATCTTTTAATAGTGAACTCATACCAATTATTTTTAAATGGAAAGTCTTTTAAAACTTTTGTTTGTTTTGTTCTATCTCCTCTGAAAGAGTCTGTATAATTAGCACTTTGAAATAAATTTGTTTTAGAAGCTTGCAATAAATCTGATTGCATTTCATCAACTGTTAAAACTTTCATTCCATTTAGATTTCTTGTTTTAAATCTAACATGAGCAAATTCATTCTCTTGATTAAAATGTGGACCAACAAAATCTACTTTATCTTTTTTAGATATTTTAGTTTTGTTACCAGGTAAATCTCCAATCTCTTC